TTCATTAGATGTTTACTGGAAGATCAAGCCCGTCAAGATCGACACTGCAGCATTCACACGTGGAGGTGGATGGTTTCCTGTATGGATCTACTATGTCAGCACACATTACGATGATAATCTGGCAGCAGACAACGTGCGTGTCCAACTTGGACATAACATTTCCTTCGCCGCTAGTGATATTTCTTCCTAATTTTTTAATATGGGAGTCGAGTTACGGGGTATAGTATTACCCCCGTAACTCATCTCATCTTGTTGTAACTCGTCTTATGATGTAAGCAATGACGTTACTACCCATGTGCGTCATATTATTATATTAATAAAGAATCTTGTTGTGCACGTTACTTTTCTTTAAATTGGCCTTTCCTTGTATCATTGTCATCCAATGTCTAAATCGAAAAACCCTCAAGCAAAGAACTGGTGCTTTACACTTAACAATTACAATGAAGAGGAATACACCAAGCTCATCAATGTCCTGGAGAACGAAGGACACTATTGGGTTGCCGGTCGAGAGACAGGTGAACGAGGAACTCCTCACATCCAAGGGTACATCTCGTTTCGAAAACGCTCTTATTTCAACAATGTTCGGAGTATCCTCGGCCCTCGGATCCATATCGAAGTCGCTAGAGGTACTGCACAACAAAACCGAATCTATTGCACTAAGGATGGAGACTTTCGAGAAGGAGGTGAACTCCCCAAGGAGGGCAGGCAGAAAAGAACTCGAGATGACATCGCCGCCGAGTTCGCAGTGGCCGTCAATGGAGGACCTAGAGGCATTTCTGAATTTGCCGATGCCAACCCCGGGACCTGGTACTTCTCCGGACATAACCTGTTACGAAACGCTACAACCCTCTTTCGACCCATTGACAGGCCAGGAATTAAAGTGACATGGATATATGGGCCCCCAGGTGTGGGGAAGTCACGCAAGGCCCATGAATTACTTCCTAATGCTTACTTGAAGGAGCCCAGAACAAAGTGGTGGAACGGTTACTTATGTGAGAAAGAAGTCATTATAGATGATTTTGGGCCTAATGGGATAGATATTAATCATTTACTTAGGTGGTTTGATAGGTACAAATGTTGGGTAGAGAATAAAGGTGGTATGATACCATTACATGCAGAAACATTCATTGTAACTTCGAATTTTCATCCTAAGGATATATTCAAGTGGGGTGATGAGGTTAATCCTCAACTGCCTGCCCTTGAACGTCGTGTAACATTTGAATTCATGGAATAAAGTACTTGTTGTTCATTATCATTACAAAGCCCAATAACAAACTAAACATGCACAGGCCCGCAGGGCCCGCTCAGCCACGGGCCCGGCACTCGGCGATAGCCGAGGCAACAGGGATTATATTCGAATAAGGCGCGCAGCGCCGTTAACAATAAACAATTCAATCGTACATTACAAGCTATTCATTAGTATAAATAGGGAGGCAGTCTATCCTGACTCCCCAAGGAACCCGGACGTTCATAGAACTATGGCACGTACGATACAGAAGAGAAAAAGATCTAATTGGTCATTCAGACCTAAGAAGAGGATCATACGTCGTAGAAACTTCCGTCGTACATTCCGTCGTAACGCCGTCACTACATCTAGCCGTTCAATCAATCCACGCCAACCATTCAAGATCATCGCAAGGAAATTACGTAAGCGTACTTATCGTTCATTATTATGGCGTGATACTATGTTTAAAACTCATTATCGGTCAATAAGAACCAGTGCACTTACTATCACCACACCTAATAGTAACACGACCCAGCGAGTTGGGTTATCTCAATGTTTTGATGTCAATGATCTTACTACATTCTGGAGAACCGCTGGTGGGCTAGAAGATGCCAACTATGGTGTCACAGTTCCATGGGCCGCAGGTGCCGGGCCCAATCCAGAGTCCATTACTATTCGTGGAGGCCGTATATGGATATCATTCAATAACAGATCAACAGCCACAGAGACAATCCGGGTCAGGGTCCAATTGATATTCCTTCGCAGTCAATCGCGCAATTATTCAGATGCCATGGATTCCAATACTTGGACCGATTACATGAATAACATCCTCGCCGGTGGAGGTATCAAACCCATTGGTTGGGATATTGTCAGTGCCCCTGATTTTAGTCAATACATGTATCGCCCTGTATTAGACAAGTACATGGATCTCCGTCCAGATGATTCATTAGATGTTTACTGGAAGATCAAGCCCGTCAAGATCGACACTGCAGCATTCACACGTGGAGGTGGATGGTTTCCTGTATGGATCTACTATGTCAGCACACATTACGATGATAATCTG